TATGGAAACTTTCCAGATGGACACCTTGCCCTTCCGGCAACGAGAACACTGTATCGCCACGTCTCTCTCTTTTCCCAGATTCGGCACTCGGTCGTGGAATCGCATCCGTGCTGGGACTCTGTGGACATTATCTACATTCTCAATCTCGAAGGCCGATCGGATCGCTACATGGAAACCCTGGCATCACTGTCTCGAGTTGCCGCACCCCTGCACAAGGTCCATCACTATATTGGAAAGCGCGACTTGCCTCCCTACGTGGGGGCAACCAAGAATCACGTTGATGTCATACGGCACTTTCAGGAGTCTGCGCATTCGACGTGCCTGATTCTAGAAGATGACATCGTCTTCACAGACGACACGGATCGCGTTCAATCGTCGATCCAGTCCTTTTTCCAGAGATCCTACGACTACAGTATTTGCTTTCTCTCGCTGAGTCGTCTTGGAGATCGGCGCCCCCACGATGATCTTCTGTCTGAAAGCAAGCAGTTCTGCACCACCTCCGCTGCGTATTTCCTGACGAAGCGGACGTCGCATGACGTTCTTGCGGTTGTTGATGAGGGTCTGCGAAAGATCACTGCGGGTGAAGGATATCAGAACGAGGGATGTATCGATACCTATTGGTGTGGGCGCCTGCCACACCTCTATTTCTTCAAGAACAAGCTGGCCTTTCAACGTCCGTCGTATTCTAACCTCAAGAACTGCGTTGTGGCATACCTAGATTGAGACCCAATCGAGGGAGGAGAATGGAATATCAACCTGAGTAGGATTCGCATCCGCAAAACTGACGTAGCATGTCACCGTTGTGGGGTCGGACAACCGACACGACACGCAATACTCTACGGCAGCCGACTTGAACACGAAGGGCAATGTGATGCGCGTGACCTTGTCAATCGACTGTGTCTCCACGAACAGATGGTAATACTTCCGCGGCTTTGCGTACTCGACCATGTGAACCAAGGTCCAGAACTTGTCACCGACCGAGATCGGGGGCGCAGATCCACAGAACGCGGAAAACATCGGGGGTGTCGGAATGGAGCGACGACCTCCCTCGCGAGCAAGAACCTCAAACGGCGACCACCCGTAGATCATCATGTCCGTGCCCTGGATCGGGAGCCAGTTCTTCTCGCAGTGCCGGCTGTGGGGAGACTCGAGCACCTTGCAGTCAGAGTAACTGCCATCTGTGCCGTAACGCCCATTGAGAAGCCGAACCTTGCCCTCGGCATGTTCCTGCGTCGTGGCCACAAACGACAGTCCCTCCGTGCTCTCGTAGAGCCTGAGATCCTCGAGACCCTTCACGTGCGTGGGAAACTTTGGCATACCCACGGTGGAGTCGTCCATCTTGGCCACCACCTCCATGGTCTCCAGATTCACATACGCATTCTCCGTAAGAACGGGGTGATTCAGAGGCGTCTTGTACTCTCCATTCTCCATCCAGTAATTGATGTAACGGACATTGGCCATCGGATAGCCACACACGGAAATCGCGGAGGGTGTGAAGGCGCCGAACGGAGCGGGAAGTCGCGATCCCAACTCCGTGTGCTTTGACACGACCGGCTGGACGTAGAACTGAAAGTTGAAAATGACGTTGGTCCGATTGTGGTCGGTCTTGAGGAGATAGTCAACGCACACGCGCAGACCTGCCTTGCGATCGGGCTGTACATAAAAGTCAAGGATTGTCCGCTCGTAATCAAAGAGATAGGAATACACATCCGTCTCAAGGAACAGGGAATCCTTGCTGAGCGGCACCTGCTTTCCATCGATGAGATACTGGTAGGCCTTGAAGTGCTTGGAATGCTCGCGGAAGTGCTTGGTCAGTTGATAATAGGCCTCTGCGCGCGTCGGACGCAGGGCAATGGCCTTTTGCATCCAGTATTCGAACTTGGGAATATTGTTCAACTCAAGGTGGCACTTGCCGATCATGTAGTGGCTATACCAAATCTCCTCGTCCCATCCGCCCGTAATGATCCGCTTCTTGTACATTTTGCGAGCATCATCCCAGCGGCGCAGACAGTGGTAGGACTGGGCAAGGTAGAACATATACCGCCCATTCATTGGCTCCTCCTTCAGGCCCGCCTCCAGCAAACGCACGTCACGCTCGAACTTGTCGGACTTACAGCCTCCGTCGTTGCGGTCATCGATATAGCACACCGTCTTGGGTAGGTGCTTCGTAGGTCCCGACCAGTACTCGTGCGTCACACCCACACATGTCCACGGGTGATCCATGCGAACCAGGCGCGTGTTCGGATACTCCAGAGTTCCTGCCATCTGTACCACCGTGTATCCGGGCTCCGTCAAGTTCTGATCCTTGAGAGTTCCTGCCTTGAAGATCATGTCGGCGTCCAGCAGGAGGCCGTAGGTGTCCTTGAGGTCCCAGCACTGCTCCTTGAGGAACTGATAGGCCCGAGTGAAACTAACGGATCGATTGTATCCAAAGTCACGCCACGGCTCAACGGTCACGCAGCCAATCCGCGTGTTCAGAAACTCCTCGGCAATCTGAACCGTGGTGTCGGTGGAACCCGTGTCGAGAATGCAGAAGGCATCCGCCACATTGTCAACCGCCTCCAGACAGCGCTTCAGAATGGCCGACTCATTCTTGACCATCAGAATCAACACGAGCTTCATCTGCGTCGGTTTATGGAAACCAGACTCCTCGCGTGTAAACAAATGTCGACCGACTTTGTCAAGCAGACCCTTCGCGAGAACCTTGGACGCGTCGTGATTCCCCACGTGGCCGACGGTTTCTGGAGCATCTACGATAACGCCAAGTCGGCGTGCGAGCGGAATCAGCAGCCCGACCAGATCCTTCGCACGTTCCAGAATCTCCTGACCCAGGTGCCCAAGTGGACTCCCGAGACCCTGAAGAAGGAGGTGGACCGTATTGCCGCCGCGTCCAAGTGTGATTACATGGAGGATCTGCTGCTGGGTGTGTTTGTGAGCTACATCCGTGCGTTTGCGTCCCTTCAGCAGGTGCGGTCGGAACATGTGGACATTCCGTTCACGCGCCCGTCCATGGAAGTCTTCATCCACAAGTTCTACGTGATGGCGGCACGTGGCTTCTGGTCCAACGCGTACATGTTCAAGACCGTGGGCGTGTCGTCGGAGCAGCAGGCCCGTAACCGTCGCGACATTGAGCTGATGCTGGCCGACATCCTGAACGAGGTGATTGATAGTTTCATCCCGTGGAAGGACATCAGCAAGGCCTACTTCAAGGCCCCCGAGGAGACCTCCGCGCCGATCGCCTCTGCTCCTGCCCCTGCCCCCGTCGTGGAGACGAAGCCCACTCCCGTCGTGGAAGAGCCGAAGCCGGCCGTGAAGTTTGGAGAGAATGAGACACAGGAGTTCGAGTCTGAGACGGAGGAGTCTGAGGATGACGATGACGAGCCCCCTGCCATCAAACTGGGTGAGGAGGTTGGGTTGGATGAGGACGACTTTGAGTCAGAGTCGGAGTCCGAGGCCGAAGGAGAGGTGGATGTGAAGCCCTCCTCCGAGGCTGTTGCGTTGAATCTGTGAGTTGAAAAAGATGGGCGCCAGACAAATGGACGAGGTGTATTACTACGCCATGATTGTAGGAGTGGTCGTAACGGTCGCAGCTATCCTGTATGTGATGGATCGTAGGTCAAGGGAGGAGCCGATGGTCTTCCTGGACGGGGCGAAGATTGCAGCGGGAGCGGGCACGCTCGCCGGTGGAGTCGTCTTTGCTTTGGGTGGATCGGACGGTGTGTCTGCGGCTGCAGAGCCCGTGGTGGCTGCCGTTCAGGATATGTTTGTTGGAAAGCCCGAGTTCTAAGACTGCTTGGGATCCGACGCCGGCTCCACGCCCATCGGCGGCGGCGGGGCCTCAAAGTCGCTAGGAGACCACTTGCGCGAGTTGGTCATTTTCTCATCCTGCGGCAGGGACATGAGACCGTACAGGGCAACCAAAAACACAAACGTATGGAGAGCAAACCCAACCGCCGTAGGGCAACCGCCCTTCGACGCTACGGCGCCACCAAACAAACGAGCCGTCAACCTGAACGAGGTAGGACTGGCCACCAAGAAGAACAGGAGAGCCGAGTAGAGCGAATACTTGAACTTCAATCCTTCGGAGAGCGCCATTATCCTTCAATCAGCAAAAAGTGCTGCCCTGCCGGAATCCGCGGCACCACGAACTGCTTGAACTTGGACATCTCCTTGCGAGGAACCGCAGTATCCTTGCAGTAGCGCGCAATGGCCTTGTACAGCCCGAATCCGTGGTAGCGATCGTGATTGTCGCGCTTGCCACGGAACATCACGGAGGAACCATCGGGCAGTGTGGTCCATGCCAGGAACACATCGCGCAGGGGGCTATCGGTCGAGACATCGGGACCCTTCGGGAACATGTCCCAGAAAACCGATGATGCGAACCGCACCAAGTCAAACGAGGGATTCAGACCAATGCGGGGGTGCGACTGGTCATAGAACGGCTCGCAATTGTACTGTCCACCCGCCTCCTCGTCGGGCTTGAACTGACTACTGAGAAACAACCGCGGCTCCTTCATGCCCTGCAGCTTCACGGACACGGCCGAACGGTCAAAGTCGATGATCTTGATCAACTTGCCGTAGGTGGGAATGGCATAGCAGGTGCCGCCGACGTTGTAATAGAGAAACTCATCCGTTGTGGAGACGAACATGACATTGTTGCCGTGGAGATCGTTGTGGACAAATCCGCAGGTGCGCTGGGCATGCGCAAGAGCCACCACAATCTGCGCAACCCATGCGGTGTGATGCGCCGGGTCGTTCGACAGCTTGAGCAGGTCGTAGAAGGTTCCCTCGCAGGTCTCCATAACGGTGGTGATCACCGGCACCTCCTTGAAGGTGGCCCACGCAAACGGCTCATCGTCTCCGCTCTCATCTTCGGGCTCCTCTTCCTCATCGTCATCACATTCGCAGGACTCAATCTCGTAGACATCTTCATCATCGGACTCGGACTCCTCGCTGTGCTCACTGGACTGAATTTCGTATTCTTCAATCACCGATCCTGCGTGAGGAGTCTCCACATGTGCGGCATCAATGTCCGTGGTCTCCAGGTCAATCGTCGCGTCCTCCAGGTCCACCGCGGAACGACGACCGCGCGTGTGCGTGAAGCCGCCCTCCGCCCCCTCCTCACGAAGACGGAGTTCAAAGGTCTTGCCGATCTGGTCAGCAAACCATGGGCGATCGCAGAGGTCCTCGTAGTCGTCGGAGATATTCACCTCATGCTTGGTCGCCACCGCGGTGTAGACACCGAACACCTTGGGAAAGTGGGCACATCCCGTTCCTGCCAGGGCAAGAGACGCCAAGGCACCGACGTACCCCGCCGTGTGAGGGCTCTGGGTCTGCTCGTCCATCTCCTTGGCCACCTCGGCAGGCTTCGGGAGGGACGGCGTGGCATAGACACCCTTCATGGTCTTGAAGGGGCTCAGGACCATGGTCGTCTTGCGGTGGACGGCAAGCATGTGATTCTGTGTGGTGTGGATGCGCCCAGCGTTCAAGACCGTCTTGATCCCCTCGGGGACCTTGATACCATACTCTGACAGGTTCGATAGCCTCTCCGTCTTGAACAGGGTCTCCAGAGGAGGGAAGAAGGGCTGCATGTGGGTAAGGTCCCAGTCAGTGCCGTCTATCTTCGGATAGCGGTGGAGCTTCAAATCCAGAGACTGAGTCCTTAATTCTTTCACCATTGTCTTCAGATGGAAGGAATGAAACACTGGGTCTGAACGCCTACATTCTTTCCACAGGACAACACAAGATGAACTTTTCGCTGAAGAAGTTTGACATTGGGATGATCAAGGCCCGTTGTGAGATTGACTCTCGCAAGAGCCCCATGATGGTGGTGATCGGTAAGAAGGATACGGGCAAGTCCTTCTTGGTTCGCGATATCCTCTACAACTGCCAACAGGACTTCCCTGTGGGTACGGTGATCTCGGGCACGGAGGTGGCCAACGAGTTCTTTCAGCACATGGTTCCATCCAAGTTCATTCACGACAAGTATACGCCCCAAATCGTGATGAATGTGATCAAGCGCCAAATGACCATGAAACAGAAGCGTAACGCCTCCAAGAACGGAAGTGGCGGCCAGTCCAACATTGACCCCCGTGCATTCCTGATTCTCGATGACTGTCTGTACGATGCGACATGGATCAAGGAAGAGTCCACGCGCTACGTCTTTATGAACGGCCGTCACATTGACATGATGACCATTATCACCATGCAGTATCCGCTCGGCATCACGCCGAATCTCCGCACCAACGTGGACTTTGTCTTCATTCTCCGCGAGAATATCCTAGGTAATCGTCGTAGGATTTACGAGAATTACGCAGGTATGTTTCCAACCTTTGAGATGTTCTGTACGTTCATGGACCAATGCACAGAGAACTTCGAGTGCTTGGTCATTTGCAACAATGTGAACTCGAACAAGTTGGAGGATCAGGTGTTCTGGTACAAGGCCGCAGAACACCCGCCATTTCGGATGTGCGATTCAAGTTTGTGGGCGAACAATCAGCCGTTCCACTCGGCTATCCTCGCTGCCGACGACTATACCCCCGGCGCCGTCCAGAAGAAGAACGCCGTGTCCGTCTGGGTAAATAAGCAGCGCGGCGCAGACGACGGGAAGTAGAGCGACGACGACCACCCGTGGATCCGTTCTTGATGGCGAGCGGCACAGCGTTGGCGCCTGTCCACACCGGTGTATTTCCAAGCGCCTGCGCGGCCTCTGCTGCAGCTACCTTCATATCGAGTTCCTTGAGAGCATTATCGAGTTCTTTCGTTGTGGGTTCCTCTGTTGGTATATCCGCCTCAAACAAGGTCAATGCATCTTTTTCCACAGTCGGGGGTTTGGGTGGTTTGCTATTCCTTGTAATCGAGTTGACGAAGAGAATTGTAAAGATGAAGAGAGCAATTGAAAACAATGTACTCATCGACAGCGTCTCCTTCACATACTTCTGCACGTCGTCAATGATCATTGGCATCATCATCAACATGGCCTCTCTGACGTATTTGCTCTGCCAACTCGCATATCCAACGGCACCAACGCCAACAACGGCTCCAGTCGCCAGTCCAGGTGCTGCGGACTTGACGTTCGCATAAACATATGTCAGCGTATCGACTGCCTCCTTGAGCTTACTCTCGAGGAGAGCGCGACTGGAATCAGTGAGTTCTGTTGCCGCCTTCACCACCGCGCGAGTCTTATCAATCGTCTCGGCGGTTTGGTTCTCCAATTGGATGTTTTGCGCAGATGCAATGATGTCCGCGATTTTGGCTGCGGCATCCGCGTTCACTCCTCCGGCCACGAGGCCCGTCTTGAGCGTCTCTGCACTTACTGATCCACGACGAGTGGTGGCCCCACCGCGACGCCGACGTTTGCCACCAGATTTTGGCTTTAGTGAGTCGAGGATTACGTCAAACTCACCCATTTACATCTCTCCGCGAAATTACTCGCGGATGACGCCCTCTGCCGGATGGACAGGCATCGAGAGATCGGTGAGCTGAGCCGCAGGAGACGCAGCCGCGTTGCTACGTCCCTGTGCCTCCGCCTCAGCCTCCAGAGCATTGGCCTTGCGACGACGCTCATTCTCCTCCTTCTGCTTCTTCATGGAGTCCTCGCGCTGCTCGGCGAAGAACATCTCCTTGTTCACCTCGTTCTCCTTGTACTTGCGCATCAGCTCGTTCAGCTCGCGCTCGGCATACTCGACCTCGGGCATCAGGTGCTCCGAGGGGTCCCACGGCAGCCAGCAACCGACCTTGCCGATGTACAGATTGTCCTTCGGGTACTTGCGCTGGAGAACCTTGGCAAACATCTGCGTCTCCTCGATGGACGGGAACGCACGACGCACCTTGACGCCGCGGATGTTCGTGCGGAAGTTGACTGCCGAGTCGAACTTCTCCTGGAGCTCCTTCTCGTGCTTGAGGAGGAACACCTGGTACTCCTCGTGGACATCCGTAGCCTTCACCTCGGCATTCCGCACCTTGACGAACTCCTCCGCATCCTTCAGGAGGTCGTCGACCTTGATCGAATACTTCTTGGAGACGAACGCCATGAGGTGCTCGAGGCCCTTCACCTTCCACTGGTAGTCCATCCACGTAATAAACTCCTTGAAGTAGAACTCGCTCTTCTGCTGAATCACCTTCTCCGGGCTGAGGAACGAGATGATGCAGTAGCGCTGGTTCGGGATCTCGGGGTCCTCATCAAGATAGTCAATACGGCTGCCGTCGTCCTCGTGGATGGGAAGCTGCTCAGTGGGCATTTCTTCAACTGGGTCTCCAGTGTGAAAATACCTTTGGAGGATACAATGTACGATCTCTACACGTGCGCCGTCGTCTTCTTCCTCTTGTGCCCCGGAGTTGTCATCCCGGCCCTCCCTAGCGGGATTGTGTGGAGTGCGTTGCTTCACGCGATTGTCTTCTACATCGTGCTTTACTACGTGTCGAACTATGTCTCGTGGTGGTTCGTCTGGACGATTGCGGCGCTCGTCCTGGGTGGGCGTTTGTTCCTGGCTCGCACTCAGTAGGTGCTATACCTTCTAGTTTAAATAAAGATCTCGACGAATAAACAATGGGGTTCGTCTATAGAATACGCTGTAAGGAGAACGGAAAGTCGTACATCGGCAGATCTTTACATGACCCACTTTTAAGGTGGAAACAGCATGTCTACAAATCAAAACGCGCGGAGGGTAGAACCCTATTGGGTAACGCCATTAACAAGTATGGCGTAGATGCGTTTGAGATTGAGACTCTATGCGAAGTTCCAGATGATGCGCTTGACAATATGGAGTGTTACTATGCAGAACAATACCAGTCATACGTATGGGAGGGTGGATACAACCAGACCCTATGCGGTCGCGGACGACCATATGATTACAAGACCAATGAGGAGACCAAGCGGAGAATGGGCGAGGCCCAACGAAATCGTAGAGCAACAGACGAGACAAAGGCAAAGATATCAAAGTCAATGCAAGGACATAAGAGATGCGTCGGGCGCGTCGTATCTGTGGCATCAAAAGGTAAGAATCGAGCTTCTCAACCCAACCTTAAGTTGACAGACGATGGCGTGCGCCTCGTTCGCACCAACCCCGATAACTTGTCTAACTACGCACTAGCGGAGAAGTTGGGAGTGTCTAGGTCGCTCGTTTATTTGGTTGCCTGTGGGAAGACCCATAAGGATGTCGTCTAGGAATTTCTTCCCACACTTAGAATAAAATGGAGTCTAAGCCGAAGCCCACTGCCGCCCCTGGTATTGACATGTCGGACCTTGTCATGCGCCTCTTGAAATACTTTTTGGAGGGTCTCGCCGTGGCCATCGCCGCGTATGTGTTCCCTGGGAAGACACTGAAGGTGTCGGAGGTTGGCATGATCGCCCTCGTCGCGACGGCCACGTTCGCGATCCTGGACATCTACGCTCCGAGCGTTGGGGCCTCGGCTCGCACGGGCGCTGGCTTCGGTATCGGCGCTGGCCTGGTCGGCTTCCCGGGCGGCGGCCTGCGGGTCTAAGTTGCAACCTTCAATCCATCCATTACCAAATTAACTGCCCCTGTCGTCACTGCCGCCGCGTATCCGTTCTGTGTGTGTTGCCCGATCGCCAACAAGGTCGAGCACGCCGGGCTCGCCGTGAGGAAGAGCGACTGAGCCACCTCTTGCATGGTATGTGGCATGCACATCGAGTTATGAGCCGCCATCGAGGCGTAGTGGACCCCGTAATTGAGGACAATCGCAAGAATCACCTTGCTAATTGCTTCCATTTACCCTTAACCAAAGAGACTATGTTAATGCCTGAATTCGTTTTACGCTATCAAGGACGATGGTTCACCGTGAACCCGCGTCCTTACGAGCCTGAGAGAATGACCACGGATATCGCGTGGACTCAGCTGAAGGAGTCCGTCTCTGCAGAAGAGGCCTATCGTCGTTGGTATGAAAAGCAGCGTAGAATTTCTCGTCTCCTTCAACAATGTACTGGCTTGAGTCGGCCATCCTCGTCTTGATTGCGGTGCTGGCATATCTTTACTGGAAGCCGACACTGCGTCCTGCGCTGAAGGAAACCCTCGAAGGGAATGCGACGCTGTATTTCTTCTACACGGACTGGTGCGGTCACTCGCAAAAGGCCAAGCCCGAATGGGAGGCACTCCAGCTCCCGGCAACGTACGGGACCACCAAGGTTGTCGGAAAGACGGTGAATTGTGAAGAGGACGTGGCCACCTGCACCGCCTACGGAGTCGATGGATACCCCACAATCAAGGTGGAGTCCTCAGACGGCATCACCGACTTCACCCAGCGCGTCACCACCGCCTCCCTCGATCAGTTTCTTGTATCCCAATTTGGCGAAAAAGTGTGAGGCCTGTTCATATCCAAGATCCAGCATATACCGCTTCTCCTCGGGCGTCACATCCGACAAGGGACCCAACTTGGTCTCCACGAAATCCAACACATTCGGATACTTTGGACGCAGCCCCTCGCGTACATTGGCGTAGACATTGCGGAAGAACTCCCCAATCTCCATGGCCTCGAGCGCAGACGGCAATAGCGGTCCCTGCGCATATCCGATATGAAAGACCAGGGTTCCCTTGGGCACCACGCTCACAATGCAGTCGCACTTGACTCCTCCATCCAGATACACATTGTTGAACAGGGTTTGCGGCTGGTAGACGCCTGGAATACAACACGAGGCCTTGATGGCAGCAAGCACGGGAACCTGCCCTGTCAGTAGCATCGTCTTCTTCTGTGTCAGGTTTGCGGCCACGATCCACAGTTTCTGGGGCGCATCGGCAATGACCTTTCCGCGCAAGTCAATTCCGAACCGGTCGAATCCCTGAAGAATGGTCTCTTCGAGCATGTCCATGGAGAACATGCCCTTCTTGGCCTGAAACGACATCAGCGACGACAGGGTCACAGGTGGAATGAAGTTGGACAGCACAAACTCCTTCTCCAGAATTGACTCTAGCTGCTCCACTGTGAAACCAAATGCCAGAGCCGTTGCGAGAATGGAACCGATGGAACATCCGTAGAGTCCGTCGGGGAACACCAGGGGTTGTCGTTCAGCCAATGCACGGAGTCCACCAATGTGGAGACCTCCACGCACGCCGCCTCCACCGAGTGCAATTGAGCGGAACATAGTGTGTAGACAAGGCAAGGATGCTGAAAGCCCGTGATGTATGGGACGAGCAGGAAGAACGCAGAGAACGGCGAATGTCCGCCATGCGCCCCGTGTTATCCCAACTGTATGCAAAGATCCGCACTCAAGCCATTCACAATGCCAATGCCCCTTACGTGGTGTTCGAGGTTCCAAACTTTGTCTTTGGGTATCCGTTGTTCCAAGTGTCAGAGGCCCGGGAGTATCTGACCAAGACGCTCATGGAATCCGGGTTTCTGGTGTGGCCCGTGAATGACGACAAGTATTTGCTGGTGTCGTGGCTGCGGACACAGCAGCGCGCGTCTCACCGCCCGCCGTTGCTCACCACCTACCGCCCTCAAGTCTACGATCCGTCTGTCATGGGCAGCATGTATCGTTCTTGAAAACATTGAAAACGGACTTTTGTTCAACACACTTACACATCTCATGAACTGTGAACATCCTGACACGGAGTTGGAGGAGGGACAGAAAGTCTGTTGCTGCTGCGGGACGATCCTCGGCAGCCACATTGACGAGTCAGCCGAGTGGCGCATCTACGCAGAGACCGAGGGTAACCCAAGCCGAACGGGTGGCGTGATCAACGAACTCCTTCCCGAGGCATCCTACGGATCCATGATGATGCGGAAGCGGACCCCCGGGCAGTCCGACGAATCCAAGTCGATCGGTAAACTGTCATCGTGGTCCTTGTCGAGCCACGGCGAGCGTTCGTGGATGGGAATCTTCGATGCGATTCAGGCAGCCTGTAGTCGGATTGGACTTCCCAAGGCAATCATTCAGGACGCCTGCGCGACCTTCAAGCGGATTGAGGATGCCCGCAAGACCCGCGGAGAGTCTCGCCGTGCCTTGATGGCTGGTTCCGTGTTCGTGGCCTGTCGTCAGCATAATGCCACGAGGACTCACGAGGAGGTGGCGGATCTCTTCCGCGTCTCCATCCGCGCCCTGTGCAAGGGTCTGGCTCGTTTCGAGTCCGAGGTGTCGTCTGTCCTGAACACACAGCTTGGAATCGCCGAACGTATCTGCGCAGAGATGAATGTGACGGAGACAGAGCGAACCCAGATTCTCCTGGTGATTACGCGTCTTCCCGAGATGGAGCACACACCCAAGACCATTGTGTCGGGAGTGGTGTCACATGTACTGAAGGGTCGTCTGTCCGATGTCTCTGCGGCATCGGGAGTGTCCACGGTGTCGATTCGCAAGATGGTGGACAAACTAAATACCAGTGCCAGGGGCGTAGAGGCCGGGCTGTGCTAGCGGAAAGAAGGATACAGTATACACGGTGTTGGTCAGGCTGCTGCTAATGTTCGGAGGCGATAACACGTTGATGTGACTGAGGCTGTTCCCGCTCAGTGTCACAACAGCTCCAGTTCCAGACCAGAAGAAGATACCCGCGTCGTCAGCAACCGCAATCAGCGTCACACCCACGCATATCGCCACATTGAACTGACGAGGTTCGCCGGCTACAAACGGTGTTCCTGCCGCACCCGACGTTCCCTCCAAGGAGCAGAGACCTTGTTTTGCCTGTATGAATCCAGACGACCTGAAGCGGGGGTTTCCAGAGATATCGGTCTGGTAGCTGATCAATCCATAACCGTCCTCTGAACGGAAGGTTCCGTTGACGTCCAGCGTAAACTGACCCGGGTCCATTCCGAGGGCGAGTCCCTTGCCAAAGCGTCCCGTCCCCGACACGTCCAGCACCAAGTCAGGAACACGACCGTTTCCGTCGAGATACATCATGCTTGCGTCTCCTTTTCCAATGGAAATGCCGTTCTGCGAGAGATCGGCTGCGATCACAATGTTTGAAGTCCGCCCTATCTGCATGTAGTCGTTCGTAACGCCTGTTGGAACCATCGAGTGACCGATGGTGATGTTGTTGGAGCCCGTGTTCCCGGCGCCCGCCGCCGTTCCGATCCAGATATTACAACTGCCCACGATTCCCGTGCCTGCTCCGATTGCGATTGTATTGGCCGACGAGACACCCGCGCCCCCACCACCCAGCGGATCAATCCAGATTGAATTCACCAGCGCATTGGTGTTGCCGCCAAAGTTGTTTCCAAGGAGGAGGGTGTCGTGGCTGTTGGAGATGTTCTGCCCCGCAGAGTAGCCGATCGTGATGACATTGTAAGAGTTGGAGATCTGGCTACCCGCGTTGAATCCGAGCGCCGTATTGTTCGAGGAATTCTGCAGATTCAGAAAGTTCACGCCCGCACCCGTTCCAACAAACACGTTGCTGTTGGAATCCGACACATCCACGCGGAAGGCCACCAGCGTGTTCGCGGTCACAGTGTTCACATTGGAAATGTCGAGCTGTGTCGTGAAGTTGGAGGTGGCAGGGGTATAGGTGTAGACAGGTCGAAAGACCGAGGTCAGGTACGCCTGCACGTTGGATGTGCTACTCATTATGTAGTCTCCACAACTTTTCGTTTAGGTGATAATCGCTGTATAGATATAATGGCGTTTACTCTGTTCCCGATTAAGTCGTCGGAGCAGCACCTGTATCGCATGTATAAGCAGAGCGTCGCTGTCTTTTGGACCCCCGACGAGATTGACTTTTCCAAGGACCAGGCTGACTGGGCCAAGCTGACGGACCCCGAGAAGCACTTCATCGGCCGCGTGCTGGCATTCTTTGCGGGGTCGGACGGAATCGTCATGGAGAATCTTGTGACGCGGTTCCAGGGCGAGGTCAGTTCGCAGGTGGTCAAGCTCTTCTACTCTTTCCAGAATGCGATGGAGGGCATCCACTCGGAGACCTATTCCCTCCTGATCGACACCTACATCAAGGACGAGGAGGAGAAGGCCAAGTTGTTCAATGCCATCAACACCATCCCCTGCATCGAAAAGAAGGCAGAGTGGGCATTGGAGTGGATGGGCTCGGACAAGTCGTTTGCCACGCGTCTGGTGGGCTTTGCCTGCGTGGAGGGCATCTTCTTCTCGGGCGCCTTCTGCTCGATCTTCTGGCTGAAGAAGCGCGGTCTCCTGCCCGGACTGACCTTCTCGAACGAGCTGATCTCCCGGGACGAGGGCCTCCACACACAGTTCGCCGTGGCCCTGTTCCACACGCTGGAGAACAAGGTCTCCCAGGACACCGTTCACCAGATCATCAAGCACGCCGTGGAGCTGGAGAAGGAGTTCATTTGCGACGCGCTCTCATGCTCCTTGATTGGCATGAACTCCAAGATGATGTCGCAGTATATCGAGTTTGTGGCGGATCGGTTGGCGGTCCAGTTGGGCACGCCGAAGATCTTTGGTGCGCAGAATCCGTTCGATTTCATGGACCTGATCTCGCTGGAGGGCAAGACCAATTTCTTCGAGAAGAAGGTATCGGAGTATTCGCGGACAATGACGGGTGCCCGGGAGGAGTTGCGTCTGGACGAAGATTTCTAGGGTCTATACAAATGCCTACACCCAGCGCTACTCACAAGCCTCGTGGAGAAATCAAGGCGGAGGCCGCGGACAAGAAACGGCAGGCGGAGCGCGAGGCGTTCATCAAGAAGGAGAAGGCTCGCGCCAAGAAGGAAGCGGCTGCTGCCAGCAGGGGTGGCCGTCGGACACGGTCCACAAGGGCCCTCACAGCCCGTCGCCGTCGTCGCGGAACCCACTCAACCCGTCGCCGTTAGTTAAGCGTGTTCGGCGGATCGTGGTAGACAAAGTCGTAATTGCCGGCACCCGTCTTATGCAAAATCTCTTCACGCACATGAG